CTTTATCCCAAGCACCTGTAGATTCATTCCACTCATATATATGAGTAAGAGTTTCTTCTTCAGATAATGCTGGAGCATCACCAACTGGTGATTGCCATCTAGCTTCTGCCACATTTAGAACCCAACTAGCATAAGGTTTTTTACCAATGAAAATATCGTTATCTTCATCATAAGTCATACCTATACCTGCGTAGTTACCTCTTAAAGGTGTTCCGCCTGTTTTGTGTTGTCCGCCAGATGTATTGTAAGATGTTTTTTTCCAAAGAGGCCAGCTATGGATTCTTTCCAAAAACTGTCTTCCTACTTCTTCATCTTCGATACCATCAGCATTTTGACAATCAGTATCAGCTACAACGTGAACCGCTATAACTTTATTGTTTGCTCCTAATTTTGCGTAATGTGCCATAATGTTTCTCCTTATATCTTATTTGTTAACCTATTTCAACTATTGAAATTTATATCTTATTATTACTATTCCTGAACCACCTATGCCACCACAATCTCCATTATTTGTGTTTCCTGCTCCACCGCCTCCACCTGTGTTAGCTGTGCCATTATTTCCAGCAGTTCCTGAAGGTCCTCCAGCAGCTCCACCACCACCGTTTCCACCTGTGCCAGCGTTAGTAGTTTGACCTTGACCGCCACCTCCACCAGCATAGAAAGTAGCTGATCCTGTAATTGCAGTTGGAGTTCCTCCTCCACCTGGACCACCTTGTTGAGTTGATGCTCCTGCTGTTCCTGCTGCACCAGCACCTCCTCCTCCACCACCTGCTCTATTACCACCTATTGATTGTCCTGCTCCACCATTATTTCCTTGAGAAGGGGAAACTGAAGGTGTATTTCCATTTCCTGCACCAGTATTGTTTTCTCCATCTCCACCACCACCTGAACCTCCTGGAGCTGCTACATAAGGTGCACCAGTTTGTGTTCCTGTTGCTGCTCCTCTACCACCACCTGTTGCTATAATAGTTGAAAATACTGAAGGTGTACCATTTGTTCCTGTGTTACTACCAGCACCACCGCCTACAGTTATAGGAAAAGATGTTGCTGTAACTGTAAGTCCTGTTGTTGCTGCTAAAGGTGAAGCTGTATAAGGAGTGACAGCATCTGTTTTTCCTTCTCTAAAACCTCCTGCACCTCCTCCGCCTGCTGAACCTGATTGGTGATCACTACCATAACCACCTCCTCCAACAACCATATATGCAACTGCATTATTAGCAGGAGCGCAAGCTAATTTAGTTACTGTAAATGTTCCTGAACTTGTAAACGTATGAATTCTATCATTACCACAACAAGTTATTGTTCCTCCTGTTGCAGCCATAAATTGATTACCAGTTACATTTGATGTTGAGTCTTGAATATCTTGCCAACCTTTTGTAGCGTCTACATATATTAAAGTTACTGATTGAGATTCTGTATTTAATTCTGAACAAGCACATACTCCATTAATTTTAGAACCATTATTATTTAAAGTAACTGCGTTAGTATCCCAAGTGTTTGCATAATCTTTGAAAGCTACAATGTCCCCTGCTGAAGGTGATGCAGGAAGTGTAACAGTTACTGCTCCTCCACTTGTATTTACAAAAAACCCATCGCCCGACACAGCAGTAAATGGTGAAGTTTTAGCTGTCGTACAGTCCCCGTTCTACCAAATCCTGTTTGTGTAGCACCACAAGCTAAAGTTACTGTTGTGCCTGACTCACCTAATGTAAGTGTGCTGCCTGTTCTTTTTGTTACTGTGTTTACTTTAATTGTACTCATAATTTACCTAATTTTGAAACTTATATCTTATCATTACTATACCTGATCCACCAGCCCCACCTGCTCTAATATCAGCGGAAGATGTAGGATTTTGTCTAGGGCCACCACCACCTTGACCAGTATTAGCTGCTCCTGAAGCACCATCACCATTTCCTACACTAGCAGCTCCTCCACCAGCACCACCAGGTGAAAATAATCTTGTTGTTGGTGCAGGAGGATTTGCTATTCCATAACTTGTATAAGTTGGCCCTAAAAAAGTATCAAGAACTATCGGACCACCAGCCCCTGCTGAACCAAGAGAACTCCCTGTTCCATTAGTTCCAGCTCCAGCAGCTCCACCGCCACCACCACCAGAAAGGTAAGGTGAACCATTTTGACCATTACCTCCGTTATTACCTTGAGGTGGGGCAACAGGAGGATCATTTCCAGTTCCTGCTGGACCTGCACCTGTATCTCTGCCCTGACCACCACCTGACCCACCAGGTTGGGCAGCTTCACAAGAAAAAGGTCCTTGTTGATCTCTACCACCACCACCACCGCCAGCAGAAGTTATTGTACTAAAAATTGAATTTGAACCTCTTTTACCTACACCACAATCTCCAGTAGGTCCTGCAGCTCCACCAGCTCCACCTGCACCTACTGTTATAGGAAAAGATGCAACACTAGCTGTTAAGCCGGCAACGCAAGACATTAAAGGATTAGGTTCAGTATAAGTAGAAGAAGAACCCCTAAATCCACCACCACCTGCTCCACCTCCAGCAAAACCACCTGCTCCACCTGCACCTCCTACTACAAAATAATCTAAAACATTATTTGGTGCTATTCCCGCTCCTGTAACATTAAATGTTCCAGCAGACGTAAAAACATGAATTTTATAATCACCATCTGTAATAGTTGTATTACCACCGCAAGCAATAATATATGCGGGTGCCCCTGTTACGTCTGATGTTGAATCTTGCACACTTTTCCAACCTCTTGTGGCATCTACGTAAATTAATGTTACTGATTGACCTTGAGTGCTTAAGAAAGCGTCAGTACACGCTGCATTAATTTTTGATCCGTTTCTTCCTACAGTAACATTATTTGTTTGAAAAGTAGAAGCATAGTCAGCTATTGATACAATGTCTCCTGCTGAAGGTGAAGCTGGAAGTGTTACTGTAACAGCTCCTCCACTTGTATTTAAAAAATAACCATCACCACTAACTGCTGTGAAAGGACTTGTCTTTGCTGTAGCACACCAATCAACGGTCCCTGTTCTACCAAAACCTGATTGTGTTGCACCTGATGCTAATGAAACTGTACCACCACATCTACCTAATGTAATTGTTGCACCATCAACTGTAATTGTATTGCCTGCACCTGATCCAACTGTCGTTGTTGATCCACATTTTTTAATGATGTTAGAATCGTCTGAAACTTTATTTATATTATCTACTTTAATTTTACTTGTCATAATTATTGTCTTTTATATCTTATTATTACTACTCCACCGCCACCAGTTCCACCTTGCATTCCTGGACCTTGACTTGGACCGCCTCTTGAGCTTGCTCCACCACCGCCACCGCCAGTGTTTGCTGTTCCATTTGTACCAACTGCTGCAGTACAAGTTTTAGCAGCACCAGCGCCACCACCACCAGAACCTCCTGATGATGATCCAGGGGCATTATAATTACCGCCACCACCACCGCCTGCTACAACACCTGAAACTCCAACACCTGGGCCATAAGTTGGTGAAATATCTACTCCTGCTCCTCCTGCACTTCCTGAACAAGATCCTGTACTTGCAACTGCTGCTGCACCTGCACCACCACCGCCACCGCCATTACAACTTGCTATTGCGGCACCTGCATTTCCTTGAGGTGGACTAACTGGAGGAGTGTTACCTGCTCCACCGCCAGCACCTGGATAACCACCACCGCCACCAGATCCTCCATCATAACCAGTTCTACCACCTACAGTAGTACCTGGATTTTGTGATCCTCCTCCACCGCCACCTGCTGATGAATTAGATATAAAAGTTGATGTACTTCCACTTGTTCCTGCTGGCTGGGGTGATGCACCTGGACCTCTTCCAGCTCCACCTGCACCTACTGTCACAGGATAACCTTGTACTGCTATTGGTTGAGATGTAAATTGTCTTAAACCACCTGCTCCTCCTCCACCTACTCCAGCTGATGTGCCTGTTCCGCCACCACCTCCACCTGCAACAACAGCATAATCAATTACGTTGTTTGGTGAATTAGTAGCTAAACTATTTACTGTAAAAGTTCCTGAACTTGTAAAAGTTCTAATTTCATAATCTCCCGATTGAGATGGTGTTCCACCTGATGCACATACAAAAAGTTCATTTCCTGATGGACTTTCTGTAACTGATTGTGAAGTCGCTAACCATCCTTGTGTTGAATCAACAAAAACTAAAAGAACTGATCCACCTTGTACTGCTAAAGTAGGATCAACCGTATTTCCACCGCCAATTTTATCTGAACCATTTGGATTTAATGTAACTGCATTTGTTTGCCAAGTTCCCGCATAATCTTTTAAACCTACGATAGCACCTGCAACACCTGCTGGTAAATTAACTGTTACTACACCACCTGTAGTATTAACAAAATATCCTTCACCGCTTACTGCTGTAAAGGTAGAAGTTTTAATTGAAGATGTTTGCCAATCAACAGTTCCTGTTCTTCCAAAACCTGATTGAGATGCACCAGTTGCTAATGTAACTGTTTTACCTGATGAACCTAAAGTTAATGTAGATCCACATTGTACGTCGACTGTATTTACTTCTATTTTAGACAATGACTAATACTCCCGTTACTGTTATTGTTGCAGGAATGGTAACTGGTCCTGCAAGAACACCGTTCTCAACAGTTTGTGTACCATCAATCGTACCTGCTTGATTTTTTATAAATTCATCCGGTGATGTCTGTCCTCCAATATATTGGATTCCATTTACTACTGCTGTCATAATTCCTCCTACGAACTAATTGTGTCAATATAAGAAGTAACAATATCTACAGACGAAGCTGTATCTGAAACTGCACTTAATGTATCGCCATTTTTTAAAACAATTTTTGCACCACCTTGAATTAATTCGATTGCAGAGTTTGGTGGAATTACAACACCTTTTGCAAGGTATTTGTTTCCACTATTAGTTATATAAACATCAACTTCAACTGTAGAAGTCAAAATATTACAAACTCTAATTCCAATTACTGCATCGTAATCTCCTGCAACAATTAAACCGCGGATTGTAAATTGTTTCTAAAATCTTGTGCCATATTTTTTTCCTATTTTTATAACGCTACCGCCATTGCTAATGCAAAGCCAGCTGACGCTGCTCCTACTGGTGTACCTGTTGAATCCAGATAAACCGATTTACTTGCAGGCAATGTACAGAATACATCTAATGTTCCACCTGTGAAATTTATTTTAGATGTATTACCTGAAGAGTTATTTATAACTGTTGTTCTCTCCAAAGTTGTTGAACCTGATAAAGTTCCTAAACCTATTTCAAACGTATTTGTGCCTTGTTCAAAAATACAATAGTAAGTTGTATTGGAAGTTCCAATACCACTATTAAAAGTTACATTACCTTGTCCAGATGCAACACCCGCAAGTGTAATATTACCTGTACCAGAAGTTGTACTGTTTTCTTTTACTCTATCATTTATTACTAAAGCCATAAATTTTTTCCTTAACTCATACTTATAATTGCATTTGCTGGTGTACTAGGATCAGGAAAAGCAATTGTAAACGTACCATTAGTCGCCGTTTTTGTTCCTCCAAAATCTAATACAACACATAATTTATCTGATTTGTCATCATTATAAATAGCTGCTCCTGCTGCACCAAATGTAGCATTAGCTATTGATGAATCAGCAAAGTCAACAGATGCTACTGCAGTACTTGAAGCAACCGCCTGTGAACCTAAAACTTGTCCGCCTGTTGTATAACCAGGAGCAGATCCTGCTACTTCATTTGCAGTAAGATAAGTTGTGCTTGCTGTGCTATATCCAGATATAGTTGTGTATAATGCTATTTTAAATGAATCCCCACCACTTGCAAAATTATGTGTTCCCGAAAAGAGTTCTCCTCTAAATGCGAACGGTATTATGTTTGCCATATTTTATCTCCTTATTTATTTATTACTTGATGGATTTTTGGATTCTAAAACGGTACGAATAACTCCATCTTGATATTCGTCTCGGCGTCTTCGACCTTGTTGTTCGATCGCATACGATAGTAAAGCTTTTTCATAAGCTTGTGAATAGTATTGTAACATATCTGCAGGACCTTTCAAGTACCCATATGCATTCACAAGAGATCCATATAGAATAAGATCTTGATATTTATTTGATAAAAAGGTTCCAGTTCCACTAACTGTGGCATCTGTTAAACTAACTGGCTCTTTATTATACGCTAAAGTGATACTATATGTTTTATCAGGAGTAGGTGCTACTACCCAAAATTCTTCATCCCAATTAGCATAGTATTTTGGTATATCTACAGCTGCTGTTCCAGGTGTAGAATAATATTCTGCCATAAAACTAGTATCTCTTTGCTCTAAATAATATTGATTTCCTGCTGAATCTGTAAGTTGAGCATACCTAATTAATCTTAAATCTGCAGGTATCGTTACATATCGATTACCTATAATTAAGCTTGATGTTGCGTAATGTCTGTCTTGATCTGAATCAACTTCTCTATAAATTTTATTTTCTGCGTTTTGAATAAGTCTATTTACAACAGAATCTGTAAAAACATTACTTCCTACTTCTGTGTAACCTCTAATATCTGTTTGTAAATCTGTTAAAGTGTATGCCATTATCCGTTTACTACCTCAAGTGTTACTGGTCCTGCTGAACAATTATCTCCTCCACCTTGTATATTACCTGACGTTGCATTACTAGTGCTTGTTATATAAAAATAATTTATAGGAGTTGTTAGTACATCTGTTGTTGTAGCTCCTGTAACATTTCCTGCTGAATCAATTTGACCTAATGCAATAGTAAAACCATTTGCATTATTTAAATCACTTACATTATCAAAAGTAGGTATATTTATAAAAGCTTGTAAATTTCTTTGATCAGCTTCATCTGCACCTCCTGCACCTGCAGTTGTTACAATAGGTGGTCCTCTAAATCTTACAATGTCACCAGCTTTTCTTTGATGATCTTCTGAATAAACATTTACATAAGTTGTGCCACCATAAATAATAGTTGTAAATGGATTGGGATCTAACAAAATTAAACTAGCAACTGATGCAGGTTTTGGTCTTGGATTATATAAAGCTATTGAATCTGATCCAACAGGTTTTGGTTCAAGTTGTGGTTGCTTTGCTTCATACTCTGAAGTGTGAACTAAAGATCCATTCCATTCTCTAACCATTTCTGTATAGGGAAATGCCATACCTGATCTATCTGATATTGCTAATGATCTTTTACCTGATGCATACTTACCCATTATACTCCATCTCCATAAAATGTTTGTGGTGAAATGAAACTAGATGTACCTTGATTATCTGCATCAAGTGCTCTTAACATTTCACTTTCATAAATTCTCTCTAACT